AAGGATACTATAAAGAATACTAAAGAGAGTACTATAGTTATCTATAAGGGTAATACTAAAGAGGAAGTAAAAGAGACTAAGGATAAGCCTAAGGTAATCATCAGGAGACCTAAGATCCTCAGGAAGTATATGGAACTCACAGACTCTGAGAAGTTCCAATGCTTACTCTTATATACTCAAGGGAAGAACTATAGAGAGATAGGGAGAGCCATAGGAGATCTAGAGAGCAAGAGCTTAGCTAACGCCTTCTCTCAACATATTAAAGATATAACTTTAGTCCAAGAGACTAATAAGGAACTTAAGGCATCTAAGCTCCCTACGATGAGAGCTAAGTCAAGTAAGGATATAACTGAGGAGTTCAAGGAGTTAGCTGAGGAGAATGGACTCATCTTTGCATACTACTTAGGATTAACTAATGATAGTAAGTATGCTCTCCAAGCCTCTGGCTTAGACCAAGGTATCCATCACTCTGCTACTGAGAAGACTAGAGGATACATCTTACGTATACGCTCCCAGTACTTACAATCCATACCAGCAGTTAAGAAGGAGATAGAGTCCGTAAGGAAGCAGGAGTATACTGAGAATAGTATAGACAGACCTTATATCATATCAGAGATCATAGGACAACTAGAAGAAGAGAAGATACTTAGGGAGAATAACCCTCAGTCTAGACAGAACTCAATAAAGCTTATACAGATGCTTGGTAATACTATAGGAGCCTTCAGTACAACTCTTAATATCAAAGAGGTTAATCCTGAGGATAGTCTCCAGGCCCTTATCGACTTAGCTGAGAAGGACATCATTGATGGAGAGTATGAGGTAATAGAGGAGATAAAGAAGGATGACTAAAGCAGAGAGTATGCAAGCTAAGCTCAGATACTTATACAAGAAGAATCCCCTAGCCTTCCCTAGAGATGTCCTAGGTGTAGAACTAAGTGAGCAACAGGTTGACCTCTTCCTTAAGATGGTAGGCTATGAGGCTCGTGTAGCCTGTAAGTCAGCTACAGGAACAGGGAAGACCTTCGTCCTAGCTGTAGTTATCTTACATCAACTACTAACTGAAGCTAATGTTAAGATGATAGCAACTAGCCCCTCTGCTGGTCAGCTTACTCGTGGTATACGCTCAGAGGTTGGTAAGCTACATAGGATGATTAAGGATGATACCCTCAGAGATAGCATAGAACTACAGAGGGATATTATATATCTCAAAGGATTAAGAGATACCCATCAGTGCAACCTAGTAACAGGGAGTGCTGAGAATAAAGAGAGTCTTGCTGGTGTTCATGCGGATAAGGTACTCATACTAGTTGATGAGGCCTCTGGTATATCTAAGCCTGTGATGGAGATCCTTAAAGGTAATCTAACTACTCCAGGTTCCTCTATGGTACAAGTTACAAATCCTCAGAGACCCTCTGGAGCCTTCTATGATCTGATGATGAACCCACCCTCTCGCTATCATTGTATAACCTTAACAGCCTTTGGCTCACCCTTCATAGCTAAGAGTTGGATAGAAGAAGTTGAGGAAGAGTATGGTATTGACTCAGACTTTTATAAGGTTCGTGTACTAGGAGAGTTCCCCAATAGTAGTGATAACGTATTCATCCCAAGAAATTATATAGATAAATCTAGGGATAATAATATTGACTATAAAGATTACCATAGAGACCCTATGCTCCTTGGAGTTGATGTAGCCCGCTTTGGTTCTGATAAGACTATCTTCTGCTTAAGGCAAGGGGGCAAGCTCTTAGATATTAAGAAGTTCCAGGGACTAGATACTATGGAAGTGACTGCACAGATCCTTGAGTACTATAATAGGAATAGAGGTATCTCCCATATCTTCATAGATGAGGTTGGTCTAGGAGCAGGGAGTTATGATAGGGCTAAGCAGTTAGGCCTCCCAGTTACAGGGATCAACGTAGGCTCTAAGTCTTCTAATGCTAAGATGTATTATAACTTAAGGGCTGAGTTGTATGATGAGGTTAAGGATTGGCTACGCTCTCCTGCTGATATACCCCATGATGAAGAGTTGATAACTCAACTAGCTAGCCTACAGTATGGATATAATCAGAGAACTCAATTACAACTAATGACTAAAGGTGATATGAAGAAGAAGCTGGGACTTCCATCCCCAGATATTGCTGATGCACTAGCCTTCACCTTCTATCCATCCTCATCCCTCTTCCTACGCTCAAGAGTACAGAAGAGAGGCATACGTAGAGTAAAGTGGTCATAGCCACTAAGTTAAGTAATAGGTAGTACTGGGTCAACCAATGAAGAGAATAACGTCTAGAGGACATACAATATGGCAGGAGTAGAGATTAAAGGGACTGAAGAGATGGTTCAGCAATACATTAGTGATGCTGATTCCCTAGTCTCTATTGAACAGCCGGACATATCTGATGGGCTACACTCTCACATCATGTCAGCCTTTCAAGAGGCTAAGGATGCTAGAGAGAATGGTGGTATCAATGAGCTAATGATGGAAGCTCTGAGAGCTTTCAATGGTACATACAGCTCGAAGGAGCTTGTAGATATTGAGGAAGCTGGTGGTAGTGCGGTGTACATGAACTTGACAAGTACTAAGGTCAGAGTATGTGCATCTCAGATTAAAGATATAGAACTTAATGATGAGGTTATATCTATTGAGCCCACTCCAATGCCCCAGTTACCTGAGGATATTGTAGAGCAGATTAGCGAGGCTGTAGAAGCTGAGTTCCAGAAGTCTCTAGAGAATAAAGAAGAGACTGAGAAAGTACCACAAGAACAAGCAGAAGGATCTCCTCAGGGACAGGGACAACCTAAGGATACTATACGATCTATTAAAGAGATCAATGAGTTCAAGAGGGATATGTCTGATGCTATCCTTGATGAGATCAACAGTGAAGCTAAGTATGCCTTCAAGTATATTGAGATGGCTATCAGAGATCAGATGCTTGAAGGTAGGTGGGAACAAGCATTGAGTGACTTTATAGATGACTTCTGTATCTTCCCTACTGCTGTGATGAAGGGGCCAATAGTCTCTAAGGAACGTAAGGTAGTTTATGATCAGGGTATCCCTACTGTTAGCGAGCAATACACCTTCACTAACAAGAGGATCTCTCCATTAGATATCTACCCTTCACCAGAGGCTATGAGTGTTAATGATGGTAACTTCATAGAGCACTTAAGATTAAGCAGAGAGGAGTTACTAACCCTACGCTCCTTAGGTGGGCCTTATGACTCTGAGAAGATAACTAAGGTACTGAAGGATGAAGATGGTAAGGGCGTACCTAACCTTGATGCTAGCATAGAACAAGAGAAGTCTGATGAGGAGTTACGAGATAATCAGACTTCTGCTAATAAGAATGTATACCATGGTCTCCACTTCTTTGGAGCTGTTAAGGTTGAACTACTGAAAGAGTGGGGCCTCTCTGACCTTGAAGGTAAGGATGATGAAGATATCCTTGAGGTTGAAGCTATCCTTGTGGGTACTCAAGTAATCAAGGTAGTACTTAATAAAGATCCACTGGGACGTAGGCCATACTATAGCGCAAGTTACCAAACAAGACCTGGCTCCTTTTGGGGAACTAGTCTGCCCTATAGTATGCGTGATATCCAGAGAGTATGTAATGCTACAGCTAGAGAGCTTATGAATAATATGTCTCTCGCTAGTGGCCCCCAAGCTGAGATCTACACAGATAGATTAGCTGATAATGGGGATGTTGAAGAGATCCATGCACGTAAGATCTGGCAAGTTACTAGTGATCCTATGGGTGCTGGTGGACGAGCTGTACAGTTCTTCACGATACCCTCTAATGCTGCTGAGTTACTTAAAGTCTATGAGTTCTTTGAGGGTAAGGCTGATGATGTAACTATGATCCCTAAGTGGGCTTATGGTAATGAGAAGGTTGGAGGAGCAGCTCAGACAGCCACAGGGCTATCTATGTTGCTTGAGACTGCATCTAAGGGAATTAAAGATTGCATACGCCACATAGATCATGGAGTCATCATACCTCGTATTGAGTATGAGTTCTACCACTTGATGCTTGAGGGAGAGATTAAGTTCAGTGGTGACATCAATGTCATTGCTAGAGGCTCTAAATCTCTGACGAATAAAGCTAGTGAGGCACTGAAGAGACAAGAGTTCCTCCGTATCGTGACTATGCCAGCAGTACTTGAGCTTATAGGTAAGGAGGGTGTAGCAAACCTGATACGAGAGATGGGAGCCGAGATGGGCTTCATCAGTAACATAGTACCAAGTAGACATGAGTTAAAACTTAAGGATAAGGAAGATGCTGAGAATGCTCAGGCACAACAGCAAGCTCAGGCTGAAGCTCAGGTAGCTCCTACTAAAGTACAGATTGAAGGACAGATGGCTATGCATGAGCAGACCATGCAACTTAAAGGCGCTGAGCTTGAACATCAGGTAGAGCTTGAGAGAGCCAAATTGCAGGTCAAGGCTCAGGCTGAGGATCTTAGAACTCAGAGTAATATCAACAGAGATCAGACAACCTTAGCCAAAGCTGCTATGGAGACTGAGACTACTAAAGAGATGAAGTCTAAGGAAATTGCACTGAGCCTTCAAGGTCAAGGTACTGGAGATAGAGATAAAGTTAACTAAGAGATAGATGAGGTGCTAGTTAATCGGGCCACGGTGAAACCCCGCTCCTCCCCGAAGATCCCGAAAGGGACTATCTAGCTGATTATGGAGCTGCTGTTAATGGCGGATCAAGCGGGTTGTAACCCCGTAGTCGTAAAGGCTCTGAAGGTTTGACTCCTTCTGGCTCCACCAAACACTGATAGGTCGTATAATGGTAGTATGGTTCCCTGTTAAGGAATAAGGTGTAGGTTCGAGTCCTACTCTATCAGCCATAAGCTATGTTAGTATATGTAGTATTATACTTGCCTTGTAAGCAAGAGAACTGAGCGCAAATCTCAGCCGTAGCTCCATAGGAACTTATGATAACTAAGCGTAAAGATAACGTAAGAGATATAGATCTTAAAGAAGTACGAGAGATAATCAAAAGTTCTCTAGAGAAGTCTCTAGAGATATTAACTCTAACCATCAGTGATCATCGGTATCATCAGGGCACCGTTGCTACACTGAATGACTTAGATAAACTACTGCGACTCCACTGATACTGGATGAAGGAGAGTAAATGCACGAAGAACAGAGAAGTAATGAATTGGACAAGAGCATCGAGGAACTGGAACAACTAGCATTCGGCACTAAGGGGGAAGCTACGAAGGATGAGGAGTCTGCGGAGACTACTAACTCTGACGTAGAAGAGACCACTGTTGAAGCACAGGAGATAGAGACTGAGGCATCCGTAGCCACACCACCTACCCCTGAGGTAAAGCCTGAGAGAGACTGGGAGAAAGATTATAAACTCCTACGAACTAACTCAGACCAGTACAAGTATGTTACACGCCAAGAGCTGGCTAGTTTAAAGGAGAGGTTGATAGAGGCTAACGCTGAGATTACAAGACTCAACTCTTCAGTAGTTAAACCAGAGTCAGATCCATTCAAAGATACCTTTAGTAAGGAAGAAGTTGAGACAGTTGGTGAGGATGCGCTGAGCCTAATGAAGAAGGCTGCCACTACCGCTGCTAATGCTAAGACCGTAGGTATTGAGGAGGAGCTGAAGAGAGAGCGAGAGCTTAGGTTGGCTGCTGAGAAGAGAGGAGTTGAAGATGACAGAGCAGAAGCAAGTAAGATCTTTCGAGATAGACTAGAACAGTTAGTTCCTGAGTATGATGATATTAACTTTGATCCCGACTTTGAGAAGTGGATTAAGAGTGCTGACCCAGTTAATGGTGGAACACGCTTACAACACTTCAAGAACGCAGAGAACACAGGTAATGTTAATACTGTCGCTCAATATATGAGAGACTTCTTAGGTACGAAGAAAGTACCTGTAGATAACCTTGAGGATAAGATTGCCCCTACGGGTAAACCTGGGGCTACTACAGTTGAAACTAAAGAAACACTTACCCCTGTCTCTGAGATAGAAGCGTTCTACTCAGATATACGCAAGGGTAAGTTCAAAGGAAATATAACTGCCCAAAAGGATATGGAAGCTAAGTACGACTTAGCATTATCTAAGGGGGCAGTAGACTATATGGGATAAATTATGGCAATTCGTGGAGCCGGTACTGATTCCGGTTATGGGCCTTCTGTAGCAGCTAGTGCTTACGTTAAGCAGCTTTTCGCTAATAAGGTTCTGAAGAACTTTTATGAGATCACCGTCTTTGGTACTATCGCTAATACCGATTACCAGGGTGAGATTAAAAGTATGGGTGACAAGGTTTGGCTTCGTACCACTCCTGTCCTTACTATCTCTGACTACCAGGTTGGAGAGGATATCTCTGCTAAGTATGAGGTTCCAGCGTCTGACGCTCGTGAGCTGAATATTGATCAGGGTAAGATGTGGGCATTCCAGATTGATGATATTGATGAGGTTCAGACTGACTTGAATCTTATGAACATCTTCGCTAATGATGCTGCTGAGCGTATGGCTATTGCAATTGACCGCAATATCCTCCGCTTCCTTGCTGTTGGAGAAGATAATACTGCTGATGCATGGGCTACAACTTCCGGTATCTCTACTGATAACTGGGGGCCTGCTGCTGGTGCTATTAGTGGTGACATCAACCTTGGTGATAGTACCACTGGTACACCAGTACCTCGAACTCTTAACGCTGCTAGTGATGCTACAGGTAATGATCCTAATAACATCCTCTCTGCTATCGTTGATTGTTCTCAGGTACTTGATGAGGCTAATCAGTCTCAGGCTGGTCGTTGGATTGTACTCCCTGCATGGGCATGTGCCCTGCTTAAGAAGGGTGATCTGAGACGAGCTGATATCACTGGTGATTCTACTGGTGTTATCCGTAATGGTGTTATTGGTATGGTAGATAACTTTACTATCTATCGCTCTAATAACGTCTTTGAGGACGAGACTAATGCTGGTAACTTCTACATTCCTTTTGGAACTAATGAAGGTCTTACCTTTGCTTCTCAGCTCGTTAAGACAGAGAGCCTGAGAATCCAGAATAGCTTCGGTGAGTACATGCGTGGTCTTAATGTATTCGGTCGTGCTATTGGTCAACCTACAAGTCTTGGTCTGCTTTACGCAACTAAAGCTTAAGTAGTACAACTAGTCTCTAGAGAACTTAAAACTTCTCTAGAGACTTTCCTATATTGAGGGATCTAATGATTAAAGCTATACAGATTAGAAGTGGTAAGACCGTCTTTGTAACAGAGAAGTACCTTGCTGCTAATAAAGATAAGTACAAAGATGTTCCTAAGAAGAGAAAGGTAGCGAAGAAAGTAAAGACGGAAGAGAAAGTAGAGACAGAAGATAAGGTAAAAGCTGAGGAGAACTAATGAACTACTTGGATATATGCAAATCTGTACGTATCCTCTCAGGTGCTCAGGGCGTAGGCCCCTCTTCAGTTGTTGGTGCCAGTGGATATGAAGCTGCTCTAGTCTCCTTCGTCAAGGATGCCTGGATTGACATACAGAATTTAAGAGAGGACTGGAATTTCCTTGAGGATAAGAAGTCCTTTAACACCGTAGTAGGTAAGGATAACTATACAATTGCAGAGATCTTCCAAGCAGATAGTAGTATCTTTAAAGTATGGAAGAAAGATAACTTTGTCATAACAACTAATGGAACTAAGAAGTACTTAAATCATACTGATGCTGAACTCTTTGATCGTAAGTGGCTTAATAACTCAAGCACTGGAGATCCTACACAGTATGCAATTAATAGTAACCATAGCATCTCTATAGGAATCCCGCCATCCTCTATCTTCTCAATAGATACTGTATACTATAAGAGTCCTCAGATACTAGTAATTGATACTGATGTACCTACGCTTCCAGTTGCGTACCATAACTTAATAGTGTATAGAGCACTCCAGAAGATGTCTATATACCTTAGTACTCCTGAGATCTTCAGAGGATACGCCACAGAAGCTGATAGATTAGCAGGAAGTTTATTGAGAAGTGAGTGTCCTGTTAAGAGAGTAAAGAATAGAAGACGAAGGATCTTTGCATGAAAACACCATCTATATCATATGCCACTGGAAGTAATAAGGTAATCAATATGTCTGGAGGAATAGATGAGAACATGCCATCTGTTCAGATGTCTCCAGGGACATTGATTGAGTGTGCTAACTATATGATCACGGAGGGTGATAGTGGTGGGTACACTAGTGTTAAAGGCTACGAGAGATTGGATGGAGAGTTCTTACCTAGTCGTGAGTCAACTTTCATCATAACTATCAATACTAGTGATAGTATTGATACCATACCATTAGTCCAAGTGAATACTGGAGATATTATATTAGGCTCTATTAGCTCAGTAGAAGCTATAGCTGATGGGGTTATTGATGGTGATGAGCAGACTGTGGAAGTCTCAGTCATTGATGATACCTTTGTGCAGAGAGAAGAGCTTAATATCCTTGGGACTCCCATTGGATATAACTTTGGTGTTAAGTCATCTACAGGTACGGAGAGACACCATGCACTCTTAGATGCAACCAGAGCTAGCGTAAGACCTGTTGGAACTACAGGAAGCCCTTGTGAGGGGCCAGTCCTTGGTCTCACTATATATAACGAAAGTATATATGCATTCCGTAAGAAGACTGGACTTCTTGAGATAGGTATGTTCAAGGATGATAGTACAGATGGTTGGATCGAGATAGATACTAGTGATGACCCTATAGTCTATAGCTCAGTAGATGCTCATACTTTCTCCTTTGATACATATAACTTCTATGGTGGCACTAGTACTGATTCGCTATACTGGGTTGATACATACAATCAAGCTAGGAGTTATGATGGATCTGTAGTCTCCACTATTAATAACTGTGGGATGACTAAATTAGATAACCCCTACTCTGCGGATAATCTGGATAATGATGTTTGTTACCAATTAGATAAGCTGGAGTATGGTTGGGATAATCTATTAGAGGTTGAGGTGTCCACACCAGCATCTATTGAAGAAGGGGACTGGATTGAGTTGACAGTAGCTCATGCAGGGCTTAAGACCTTCTTTGATACATATGGTAATAGACTTCTACTTAAGAGGAGTGATAGAGCAGGAGATATGATCCCTGTCTTCGTATCAACTAATGGGGCTGATGAAACTATAATCATGTGCCAAGCATCAGAAGATGATGCAGACACAAGGGATTTTATCCTCAGGATATACTATGATCAGGATCAACTAGAGAATACTACAACAGCTACTCCACCTACTAAGGATCATACAGCTACTGCGAATACTCTCATAGAGAGAGACTTCAGTGTCACTAGTATTAATGATGCACCCACTAAGATAGTCGCAAGATCCAATAGACTATTCTTAAGCTATATAGGAGGCTCTCTACAATACAGTGAGCTTGGGAATCCTATGGGCTGGTCAGGAGTCAATGGAGCTGGTGAGTTAGGAATGGGCGATGAGGTGACTAACCTAAGCTTAGGTGTTGGTGGCTCCTTACTTATCTTCATGCTCTCAAGCATCTACATAATTGATGGGGAGACTCCTGCTACTTGGGTACTCAAGCAATTCTCCAATAGCTCTGGAGCCTTCAGTGGTACAGCTAAGAGGTTACTCGGAACTACCTTCTTCATGGATGATAGAGGAATCACTACTCTTGAGGCTGTGCAAGAGTATGGTGACTATGCTGCTAATAGTATAAGTACGAAGTTCAAGAAGACACTGATGCTTAATAAGGAAGCTATAACAACTAGTGTTGTCTCTAGAGAACTTAACCAGTACCGCTTATTCTTTAGTACTGGCTTAGGTATCTTAACATCTTTTAAGGCTAAGGAGCTACAAGGGACTACCTTCGTAGAATACCCAATCTCAGTGGACAAAGTAGCGGAAGGCTCTCTCTTTAATAGAGCTTCTATCATCTTCTCTAGTGATGTAAGTGTAGTTGGTGGAGAGAATGTAGAGGGTTATGTATACCTGATGGACTCAGGGACTAGCTTTGATACTGTAGAGATTATAACGAAGATGGTGACATCTTATTATCATTATAGTAGCCCTAGATTATGGAAGAGATTTATAAGCGCTATCATAGATGCTCAGATACCTGTAGATCTCATCCTTAATCTTAAAGTTAATTTTGATTATAGTGCTCCAACGCTGCCAACCACTGCTTGGATCACACGAACCAGTGGGTTAGTGGCAGTCGAAGCTAGTGCTTATGGCTCTGCTATTTATGGTGAAGGAACTTATGGCCAAGTTCCTGTAACTACTAGCTTCCCTATTTACTTAGCAGGCTATGGAACTAATTGTAGCTTCAAGATACTTACGAATAGTAGGTATGTTAAACAACATACGATACAGAATATTATTGTAGATTATAGTACACTTAGTAGGAGGGTGTAATGTCAAGGTTCTATACAAAAGCAGTGGATGTTAAAGATGGTGATATTGTATTCGCTATTGATGTTAACTCTATTAATGATAACTCAGAGACAGCATTCAATCTTGTTGAGACTGAGGTAGATGAGTTAGGTGCTCTAGTAGATGTTAAGGTTGAACTAGCTCATAAGTGGGCAGAGGAAGATCATAATGTTGAAGTGGAGGCTGGAGCATACAGCTCTAAGTCTCACGCTATAGATGCAGCGGCAGATGCTGCTAGTACTGCTCAGGACTCTATTGATACTAATGCTGATAAGGTAAGTGCTACAGCCTCTGCTTCTAGCGCAAGTGATGATGCTGCTCAGGTAGCCCTTGACCTTGTAGCGACTAATCAGGATACTCTTGATACTGCTCAGGACTCTATTGATACTAATGCTGATAAGGTAGCAACTAATGCTGATGCTGCTAGTACAGCTCAAGACTCTATAGATACTAATGCAGATAAGGTTGCTACTGCTGCTGATAGGGTTGTTACTACACAAGATGCTATTGATACAGCAGCGGATGTTGTAACTACTAATGCAGATGCTAGCGCTACCAATCAAGATGCTATTGATACTGCTGCTGATGTAGTTACGACAACTCAGGATGCTATAGATACTGCCTCGGATCTTGTAGCGACTAATCAGGATACTATAGATACAGCAGCGGATAGAGTACAAACAGGGTTAGACGTAGTTGATACGGGAGAAGATAGAGTACAGACCGGCATTGATAGAGCTAAAGCTCACCAGTGGGCAGAGGAAGATGAAGATGTTGAAGTTGAGACTGGTGAGTACTCATCTTACCATTGGGCACAGAAGTCAGGTCAATCAGCTCTAGGAGTTACGACAATCGTCCCTACAGCTCCTGTTGAAGTAGATGATGCTGATGGTCAGAACCCTATCATCAGTGTCCTAGGCAGCCCCTCAGGTGGCTCTACGGGGCAAGTACTGAGTAAGGCTACTGGAGATAACTATGATAATGAATGGAGCACTAGTGTTAATGATGTTAGCATAAGCGCTCCTGTCACTGTTGATAAGGCAGATCCTTCTAATCCTATCCTTGGTCTTGATGGGCTTCCAAGTGGTGGTGCAGTTGGGCAAGTCTTAGCTAAAGCTACTAGCGGGGATTACGATGATGAGTGGGCTGATGTCGTTAGTGATTTTACGGTAAATACTCCACTCTCAGTTAACAAGGTAGATCCTCAGAATCCTATAATCTCTGTTGCAGGTATGCCTAGTGGTGGTGCAATAGATGAGGTACTTACTAAGAATAGTGGGAATAACTATGATAATGAGTGGACTACTCTCGATAAGACTAGAGTTGGCTTAAGCAACGTTGATGATACTAGTGATGCAGATAAGCCTATCTCTACTCTAACTCAGGCTGGTCTTGATGGGAAGGAGAGTGATCTAAACCTTCCAGCGAGTGATGGTCTAATCCTTAGCTCAACAGCAGTAGGTACACGCTCTTGGGTAGGTGGAGATGCTATAGAGGCTCTAATTAACTTAGGCTCCCATGCTGCATATGACATGACTGGATTAGCTACAATAGATCTAGATGCTGATGAATATGATGTTCTTGAGTTACACTCTATTAATACTAACTTTACCTTAAGTATATCTAATCTTACAGCAGGGAGAACCATAACTATCTTTATTGATGATGGAGGATCTAATACTATCACATGGCCCTCAGGGTGGTATTGGGGTAGTGGAGAGCTTCCAGAGATAACATCAGGCATTGATGTTGTAGTAGTGACAAAACTGAGTAGTAAGATTGTAGCTTCTCTAGCTCCAGAGCATAGAGTAGCATAAGGGGATAATATATGAGTACACTACACAACTGGCACAGAATGATAAAATTGCCACCCATGCCACCATTAAACATCATCATGGGGACTGTCTCGGCCATACCTGCTAACTGGGATATATTCACAGCTGCTGACGGTTTATTTCTCAGGGGAACGGATAGTGATGCCACAGCAGGAACCACTGGAACGAGGTCAACTCTTACAACATCTACTGGTGCTGGTGGTAGTCATATGTCAGGTACGTCCCAGAGAATGGCTGATAGAGGTCATGACCCTTATACTGGTAGCCAAGAGGCAGACCC